CAGATGAATGACCTGATTGTGGGTTGCGTCCTTTTGCAAACGTCGGACAAACTCAGCGCAGGACTTATAGGTCGGCATACTCTTGTTAAGCTTATTATGAGCCAAATCGGTGAATATACGGAGCCATCCGTCGGCATCTAAGCCTACGTTAATAGCTTGTGTCACGTCAATGGTATTGTTTTCAGGGTCATAACTGTTACTGATTGCCTGATAAAGGAGCTTATCTAGGATGGATGCTTGCTTTTTGTATCGCTCTGCTACTTGCAACATCACGTCATCGACGTTGGGTCCGTACTGCTGTTTAGCGGCTTGGTGAAATGTGGTGCGGAACTTACCTCTGTTTGACCATGATGGCGTTGTGTTTTTGAGATAGGGGATGTTGAGCCTGTGTGCCGTTTCATAAATCAGGTCTTTCTTGATGCTGAGCCAGGGTCGGAAGACTGTGACGCCAGATTCGACTGTCATATTTGTTAAGGCTGCCAGGTTGTCTAAATGTGTGCCTTTTGCCAGATTTGTCCAAATGTTTTCAATAACATCCTCTTGAATATGTCCCAGAATTACAGGTCTGTCTAGGGCTTTGTATGCGGCGAAACGAAGGTCACGCGTCATGGATTCATAGAAGGCGCGGTCAACGGTTTGTCTGCGTAGATGTGCAATCTTGTAAACGTATAGCGGGATTTGTAGTTGGTCACAATAGGATGCAATAAAGGCGCGTTCATCTTCTGATTCGGTTCGATTACCATACACTATGTGGACGGCAACAACGTCAACGCCCTGCCTCTTAAGAAGCGCTGATAAGAGCATACTGTCAACGCCTCCACTAAGACTGACGGTGACTTTTGTGAACTGCTTTAGCTGGTTCATCAATAGCGGGTCTACGTCATGGTCTGTGAGCCAAGTTGGTGGATTATTTTCACAAACGTTCGGGTCAAAGGGCTCTGAGCCTTGGGACCGTATTAGGTTTGATTTGACTGTGTCGTCAGTGTATGCCTTTTTGTAAGTATCCATGAAGAACCTGCTGAGCAAATGGTCTAGAGGCTTTTGTTGCTTTTGCTGCATTAAGTCAAGTAGGTTAAAGATGGGCTTCCAGATTTGGAGGTGTTTCCATGGCATCAAATACCAGATGAGCTCATCTTCTGGCTTACTTAGTAAGGTACGCGGGTCCATGTCTTCCACTAAGTTACATGCATTGATGCGATTTTCTAGTATAAGGGACTCCGTGATGTTTGAATTAATTCTACTGAAATGACGGTAGAATTGGTCCAAATAAATGATAATGCCAAGCCTGTCTTCGTTGGCATAATCATATGTGTAAAACTTGTCGTAAATAATTTTGTCAACTAAGGCTTGCTTTGCCTTGTTTGTAGCAATCCAGTAGTCTGGGTTTTGCAACCAGAAGGCGCTAATTATCATTTTGGTTTCATTTGTTTTAGCGGGCGTTTTAGGTCAATTTTTATTGAGGGTAAGTCCATCAGTCCAGACGAGCAATTTCAATGGTTTCTTATTTTACAATGGATTGCCGCCATAGCCAACGCCCATAATGAAATAGTTGATGACAGAGGTCTCTGTAGCACTAGAAGACCTGATAGTAAGAGTCGGACTATTTGATGGACCACCAATTGTGTAATAAAGATGTCCCAAGTCGCCACCAGGGGAATGTCTTGTCAAAAGAACCATGCTATCATTACCAAACTGGCGCAAAAGGGGATTTACGGGGGAAGTTACGGTTGAACCACCTGCATTGCCTTGAAGAGTCAAGGCTCCTTTGGCTTCACCAGGATAGATTAAGCCGCCCATCCAGAGTGAATTATCATTTCCGTACATGCCAATGTAATCATAGCCGACGCTGTTGTTTGTGCCTGCGGCAACTTCTACAGCGGGGTAATTACTGTCATTATTGAAGTTATAGGCTAAGGCGTATGAATTAGGTTCACGAACGTTATCATTGGTTATATTTGAAACTACGCCAACTGCGCCACCAAGTTCTCCTTCAGGTCCTGTTCCTGAAACTGACAGAATGAACCCATTTGTTAAGACGGGTGTCCCAAGATTGGGTCTGGCAGTAATAGGGTCCGTGCTTTGTCCAGTAAGGTAATTCGGCTTATCCGCATTATTAATAGCAAAATAAGAACCATTGGGATTAATGAAACCAGATATACCGCTTATGGGGTCAAAAACGCCGACTCCATAGGTGATTGCACCATCATTTGCACCACGGAAGTTGCCGTTTGCTGGGTGGGACTTGCGTCCATTTTCAAATACAATGCGACCTGCAGGGCAAGTATCGGGGGTGGCACCAGGTATAAGGCTGAATGTGCCAACTTCACGCATTAATGATTCATCTAACCCGTAGCTGTAGTTGAAAATAGCACCGTTAAAGGGCATTGTTGAAATCCAGGACTTGCGTGATACAGAATTGTGTGATTGTCTGGCGGTAGTGGCTGACATGTATAGCCAGACGGTATATTATATTTGAGATATATACAGCAAATCTAAAAAATTGATATACGGTCTGGTCCTACTTTATTTATCAAAAAGTCTAAAATGGGACAGTATTATCTTGCAGTCATTCTTGATTCGACGGGGAAGTTTATCCGCACTTGGCTAAATCCCCACAACTACGGTGACGGTGCCAAGCTGATGGAGCACAGCTACATCGATGACCCCTTTGTTTCTGCTGTGGAATGCCTGCTTTGTCCTGAGGGCATGTTCTATAAGAGCCCTTTGGTTTGGGCAGGCGACTATGCTGATATGGAGCCAGAGGAATCTGAGAATCTTCACGCGCTTACGGACTCCCCGCTCAATTGTCATAAGGGGCTGCGCCCTGAACGCAAGGACATGAGCAGCTACCGTTACATTGTGAATCACACCAAGGGTCAGTACGTGGACAAGAACTATATTGTGGAGGGGTCAAGCATCCACCCGCTGCCTCTGCTGACTGCCGATGGCAATGGTCGCGGGGGTGGCGATTATGACGGCGACGATATGGAGCTTGTCGGGACCTGGCGCGGTCATGTGATTAGCGTGGAGACGACCATTCCTTTCGGCTACACGCCGCTGGTGTGTGAGTTTAGGGAGCGGGATTAGGTGCTTAAGCCTAACACAAGAAACCTAAATATAATATGGGTGTCGACGGAGAACAAATACTACACATAAGGGGTCCTAAGGATTCTATTGACGCTATGGATAACGGTGACCTACTTTTTCCAACAGATGACGACAATTTGCAAAAAATAGCCTGCTATTTTTTTGGAAAGCAAATTCTTAAAAAGCAGCGGCTTGGCGAAAATTACTTAGTCGTTACGTATATTTACAGGAATAGACCAGTCTATGAATACTTGGCTGCGTTAATGGCACTACATAAAAAGTGCTGGATGAAAAGTGAGTTTACTACAGACCAGGGTCTAGCCGGTGTTTGGCTAGCGCGTTATCGCAACGATATGTTGTGGATACAGGAGTATGCCTGGACTGAACCATCTTCAGAGGAACTAGTGTTTTCGACTGATTTTTCTTTTACAGTTTAAGGTATTATATTTCGGTATTTGATGGTAACGTGACAGAGTTTATAGCCATGAAAATATTTGGCGCTTTTTCGAATCAAATCTATCCTTGTGGTAAGAAACGTAAAGATAGGAGCCTTCTGTATATTGACCCCGCCGGGATGCGTCTAGGTGTTTGGGGCGGACACAAACGAAGAAAAAAGGACCAATCTTCTTTGAACTGCTGCTGCCACTCAACTCAGTTTTTACCTGCTGCGGCGTCAAACCTACGTGATTTAAGTATCTAGTTGCTTCGGTTACTAAAGCGGGTCCACCCAAATCCATATTTACTTTAATAGTCGGTGCTCTTCTAGTTGATTTTTTCTGGCTTTTAGATGAAGAGCTGCGTCTGCTTTTAGATGAAGACTTGCTTCTGCTTCTACTTTTTGATGAGGACTTGCTGCTTGATGGCATTATAATATATATTTAGAAAACTTTAACTGCCGCGCTTATTTCTTTATAAGACGTTAATCAAATAGAAAAGAGCAAAGGCTTCCTTTATGTTTTTTAAGTTCGGCTTCTGCAGCTGCCTTCTTTACAAGAATATCATCCGCAACGGCTTTTGCGAAATTTGACAGCTGTTCATCAAGGTTCTTAGCCAAGCCAATAATACGCTTCACGTCGTTGCGCATTGTTGCAACTTCGTGCAAGGCGTATTTTGCTCGGGACTTTTCTAGGTTGATTTTTTCGCGCATGATTGTTAGCTCCTTTTCAGCCGAACCCTCCTGGAAACTGTACACGGAGGCTGATAGGCGATGCCAGGCTGTGCCATCTAGGCACTTGTATGATACGCCAGCTTCAGGTGTTATTGTAAGTACCATAAGAAGCACATCGGGCTTGACATGAACTAACCGTGTATCTATTGAGCCGGGCTTGAGCTTATTTCCATGGCAGTCAGTAATACGCTTGCTATGATATAGGTTGTCAAACCAGCGTAAATGTTCATCTAGTTCTGCCGGGTTGTCATTAATGCCAATAATCCGTCTATTATCCTCAACGCCAAAGACGATATAACCGCCTTTGGAGTTTAGAAATGAGCAAATAGTGCTAATGCACTTGTTTTTGATGATGTTGCTCAAGCTCTGCTTGAACTCCATGGTGTTGCTTTCCATACCTGGAAAATACTCTAGGTTGGTGAGGTTAGGAAATGGCTCCATGTTTACTTCATTTATTTGCTGCTGCTATTAATCAAATTTTAACCAAATAATTTTCGGAAGCCATTGCTAATAGAGTTTCCTGCATTTTCAGCCTCTTTTTTGGCTCTGTTTGCGGCTTCTTCAGCCTCCCTTTTTACCTTATTTGCGGCTTGTTCTGCCTCTTGTCTGGCGGCTTCCGCTGCGGCAGCAGCTTGCCGCTCAGCCTCCTTTCTGGCTTCTTCAGCTGCGGCAGCAACAGCAGCCGCTTGCCGCTCTGCCTCCTGTCTTGCGGCTTCTGCTTGCCGCTCAGCCTCCTTTCTGGCTTCTTCAGCTGCGGCAGCAACGGCAGCAGCTTGCCGCTTTGCCTCCTTTCTAGCAGCTTCTTCAGCTTCAGCAGCAACAGCAGCCTGCCGCTCAGCTTCCTTTTTGGCTTCTTTAGCCTTTCTTTTTGCCTCCTTTCTTGCGACTTCTTCAGCTGCAGCAGCAGCATCAATTGCATCAGGAGCAACTTCAACAACCTTATTAACATCCTCATTAATCTGGTTTGTGTCAACCGTTACGCTAACGTCGACCTCCAACCCTATTAGGACAGCCAGTTCACCGTTGACGCCCACCGTTGCCTTACCATCCTCAAAGGTCGCTTGTCCGCCTGCACCCGCCTCTAAGTGTTCACCTACACTTACACCAGCACCGGCTGTAACGGAGGCTTCACGCAGGTCAACGGTTCCTGCGCCGTCAACGCCTACGCTGGAGCCCATTGAGGCATTTGCACCAGCGTCAACGCCGCTTTCACCCACCTTTACGTGCGCATCGGCTTCTGTTCCCTGCTTGGCATAGGCTGTACCGGAGGCTTCGACGCCAACGCCTTCGGCACCAACTTTGCCTTCAACAGTGACTTCAACAACAGTAGTATCGTCATAACTAGCATCTACGTAGACGTTGTTGCCTTCCAAACCAGCCGAAAAATCGGCTTCTGTTCCTGTTTTTGCACTAGCCGTTGCTGACGCCTCCGCATAGTCATTGCTTACACTGACGCCAGCTTCAGCCTTTGTTGTCCCATCGTAAGACACAGAGACGCTGCTATCGGTTGTTGTTACCTCTGCTTCATTGTTGCTAGCGATTGAGGCGTGTGATTCCATTATATAATTACGGAATATTACTTTTACCGTCTAGTACCGAATTTAACGGAGTTCTTAACTTAGGTACTGACCTGGTTACTATTATACTAAATTTAAGTACCCCTCAGAGGAGAGGGTACTTAAATTTAGTATAAGACGTTAAGATGCCGTTTTAAGGCTTCTTAACTTTTGTATAACTGACTAGCATGATAATTTCTGAAGTTCACGTTCAAAATCTTCCCTCATAATTTTCTGAGGTCCTGTCGTTCCTTGTTTATCTTCTACTTGTTTTACATCGCAAGATGGGTCTAATATTCTATCATAGGCGTTTATTGCGTCTTTCGGATTTTTTGGGTCTTCTGGATTAATTTTAGCTCTTACCGGTTCGAAGCTTGTCCAATCTTCGCGGGAATCTCTCTTTAGTCCAAAAAAGTAATAACTATTAAATAATGTAACTACATCGGACCCTTTACCACATGCAAATAATTCCTTGATTTTTTCTTTATTTGGCTGCAAGGCTTTGCGCATTGCATTTAAAAAACCTCCACGACGACGTGATTGGCGTTTATTTTGATGTTTCTTTGTTCTGCGCGTTTTTCTTTGCATATTCTATTTAGACTAACGAAAAAAATATAGCGCGGTTGATTTTATCGGGAGCTCAGTAATCCGTGTAGCGGCGCCACTTGTTCAGACGGCGGCGCTTAGCCTGAGAGCGTGTCATCTGACTAGGCTTCTTAGGAACACCGTAACCCGTAACAATAATCGGAGCGCCTGCGTCAACGGGAGACCACAGTCCATCCTTAGGCGTCGACAGCGGCTTCTTGAAGGGGTACTTTGTAGTGATAAGGTGCAGCAGCTCATTGCAGACAGAGGTCAGCTGAGCCTTGAACTCAGGAGTAAGACCAATGTAATCTGGAATCTGCGGATTTGCGAAAGTCCGAATCTTATCCAGCATCACGTTTCTGAAGTTCATGTTATAAACTGCAGGAGCAAGATTGTAGCGGAGCTGCTTGTCGAAGAAGTGGAGAAGAGCATCATGACGGCTGTCACCAGTTAGGGAGTCAACGGTCTGCAAGCCCTTCTTCAGCGTCCGAACGGCAAGAAGCAGGTCAACCTGGGAAATAATGTCCTGGTTGAGCTGCTTATAAACGCGACCATTGGGTTCCTGGCTACGATTTAGGTTGATGCGCCCATCGTAGTCAAGGTTACCAGAAATGAGGCGCAACACGTCAACGGGAACATAATCAAGATGGGATGCCATTGCTTTTGGTTTTTATCGGATTTAAAAACAGCGGCTTTACGATTCAATTTTTTGATTCCACTAGTTTTTCTTGTTGCTTTTGTCTTATCAGCGACTTCTTTGTCTTACGCATCTGTACCGCCTTTTCTTCCATTTGTCCCGTCAACGGATTATATCGACACATCATAAACCGCGCCTTCGGTTCATGAATAACGGGTTTTATTGTCAAGCGCTCAGCCACAGCATTTGATACAGTAACTGTATTAACATCATCTGTAAAGGTGTAGCGCTTGCTGTTGGGTTCTATGGTGTTATGAATTTCTTTAAGCGTGTAATTACGCGTTTCTCCAAAAGGAAATGATACTGCATACTCTGTTCCGATATGCATTTTCCTACTTACAACTGTGAAAAAACAGTTGTTCATTTTTTCAAAGGCGTAGGTTTATAAACGCACTTGGGTTGCTTTGAGGCAATCTATCCTATTAAGCGTGGAAAAAGGCGTCCCTTTATCCCTGACTCTAATCCTTGCACTTAGAACCAGACCTCTACCTCCTGAGGATTTGTAGCAATCAATAATATAGTTGAGTTGCTGTAAGGACTCTCAGATTACAATGAACAGGATTCAGAATACTTCATAAAGTAGTTGCTGAACGAATCCTTGTTGTAATAAGGGTCTGTTGCGCTGACAGACCTACAGAGTCCTAAATGCTAGAAAGCATTCGATAACATCAGGCGCGCATTCCTGATGGGGCTGTTATTTTACGACGCCTACCCATAGGCGTCTCATAGATGGGCACTTGTAGCAGACATTTCTTTGATGTTCCGGAACCCCAACAAAGGACAAATGGTCCATGTCACTTCAATTTTTTGTACTTTTTGGTTTTTTGCGCCCTAAACTTTGCTATACTTCGTTAGGCAAAGCACGCCACAAACGGTACTAGTAAATAGAACTCCCGTGATAAATCCAGCGTAAAAGCCATTGTAGTAAAAGCGGTTATACACGTCAGTCATATAATTGTTTGTCGTCCTCATTATTGTATAAGCTGCTTTATAGGCTTGGTCCTTTCATTTTTTTTCAAAAAATGAAGCCTAGATGAAATGCGAATGCTTATGAAAATGAATTATACGCAAGAAACTCTGACGGCGGCTTTGCCGTCACTTACTTACAGCTTAAATAAACTTGTTTATCACACCTTTAAAGCGACTTATTCTGTAAGTAGCATTAGGTCTGGCTTTCGCGTGCATGTGCAGCTTGACCATCCAGTCGGTCTGTGCTATTTGTATTTCTTCGATGTTACGCCTGATGGCGACCTAGGCTATCCAAACATTCCTCATGATATGATGCCCGTTGCAGAGGATTGGCTAGACTCAATAGCTGCAAAAGAGCGTGCTGCGGATAGACTGATTGTATATAAGCATGAACTAATCATGCGCTTATGGAGTCCAGCACGTTTTCAACAAGAAATTGAATCCTGCTAAGGTCTTATACTAAAGTTAAAACACAATGGATGATGATGCGTGCATGTTCTGTCTGTGTGAAACGCCTAAAACAAAACAATATGATGCACCTTGTGCCTGCAAACCATTCTTACACCAGCGTTGTCTAAATATGTGGTTCAGAAAGAGTCCGAATGAGTGTCCCATTTGTAGGCTTAATTATGAGGATATTGGTAATGAGGAGATTGTTATTACTGTCACTTTGGTGCGTGAACAAAGTTGCTGCAGAACTGCAACCGTACTTATTAACAACTTCGTTTTGCCGTTCTTAGTAAGTATAGCATTGTTACAGTTTGCGTTTTATAGGTGAGTCTATATAAACAATCACTTAGGATTTTTTAATACACTTTTAGCGTACTCTAGAGCTGCTTCTGCATTAGGTAAGGGGTTGCTTATTGCTAAGAACTTGTTCACTATGAGTTTGTATTTTTTGTAAACAAGTGGATTTCCATTCATGTACAGAGCGTGTAATAGCGTCATTCCTAACATAAAAACGTCAAAGGTCTTCTTGTACTTATTGTACAGAATTTCATAGTCGACATTTTCAATTTCTGTTTTAAATTCCTCTTTAATTTTATTGGTCGTATTTTCAAATGGAGTCCAACTAGCCAATTCACCGTATCGTTCCTTTTTTGTTTTCGCCATATGCTGTATAAGCTCTGGGGCAGCAAATGCAGAGCTTACAAGTAGGCGCCCTGATAGATACCATCTCATAGGACTGGTGCTAATGCGCGCTCCAATTTTCGGAGGCGAATATCTAAAATCGTGGTATATTTCTTTTACTTTAGCACTTTGACCCCAGTCTATAAGCTTATAATCATAGGAGGCAACAAATCGTTTAGAGCCATTTGCATA